ACCGCCGAGCAGCGCAACCGCCGGGCGGCAGTGTCCGCCGAGACAAAAGAATTTGTGTATCACCGGATATGCAATCTGCTTGACAATATGGACTCCATGAGTTATACCGAAATTAACGAACTGATCCGCTCCATCGTAAAGTCCTGTGTTTTCGATGGCGATCATCTCGACGTTACTTTTTAACGTCTTTCTACTTTTCGTTCTGATTGGGGTTCCGACCTGCCCCATCATATCATGTCCCAGATGTTGTCTTTGATATCCATAGCTTCTTGACACCCCGAAATCATCATAATCACTGTACTCAAATCCTTTTGCGATCGGTGAAAATGATTTCAGACCATACTTTTTTACATATGACCCATCCTCCTTTTCCTGGATCTCATATTCACCGACCATACCGCCAAGAACCGCTCCGTATGCCTCCCTGTAATAGGAAAACATCTTCATATCTGCGGTCATACGCTCCATCGTATCCTCCCCGCAGAGAATTTTTTCAGCGGCGGTACGCATGTCCTCCGTTGCTCCGTTTCCAAAATCTCCGCCGTTCTTTGCCCCGACGTACGCCAGAAGATCAATCCAGTCAAGATGCTGCTTTTCTCCGTAACTGCTTATGTCATACTCGTATGCCCTGGACAATGCCTCATACGACACATTAAAATCTACCCATTTGATATAACCGTCCGCCGTTGTTTCCACGGCTGATTTTTGCGGCAGGTTTCCATTCTCCCCGAGGGTTACTCCCCCCAAA